GATATCTTTGCCCCGGTATACGTGCCGGCAAGCGTGGAATTATAGCCGTATCGGCTGAAATCCTCATAATGAAGCGTATCCACCGCCCCCGCCTCTTCGTACTGCGCCTCGTCAAAAATGACGATCTTTCCCGCAAACACCTTCATGGCAAGCCCGTATTTCTCGCAGACGGAATACAGAAATTTACAATCCGTCTGCCGGTCCTGCTCCATTGCCCGCACCGGAATGGCGTCCGCCTGATAAAGGAGATTGATCCCGGCACGTCCCGCGATCTCCGAGGCAATCTCCTGCACGGTCACGTCCTCCCAGTTCTTGGTACGCTCTTCTTCGTTAAACGCCTCTGACCGGGGAATGGAAACCGCCTTGATACTGCATGCGGCCGGAGGGCCAGACATGGACACGTCGTCCACCTCAAACTCTCCGCAGTACATCCCCCAGTGATCACCGTCTTCCGTCCAGTCCCGGAAACCGGCATTGGCGCTCATATGATCCCCTTTTTTGGGAGACCATCCTCCCATCCATTTCTTCTCCCTGTCCTGGATCGCCAGAGATATGGAATCACTTCCCCCGGAAGCGATATCCGTATACGAAAACGACTTGAGACATCCCTTAAGATCCTCCGTCATATCCGTATGCTCATAGCTCAAATTCACCTCCGCCCTCCTTGCCCTGCTCATAAGCCTCTCCTCCATGGCGGAAGGTTGTCCTCCTCTTTGGGCAGATCCGGGGTGCTCAGGTTTGTGCCTGCGGAAAACACCGCCGTGTCAAGCAACGGCATGTTATTCTGCATCAAAAACCCCGTGTGCCTTTCGCTCCCGTACACCTCTTTTGCAATCTCATCCCAGCATTGCCCCATCCTTGTAACATACATCCGTTCCACCTCACTGTGCAAAACTAATCCGGTTATTGTCTTTTATCCACTGCTCCATCATCATGGCAAACTTTTCCTGCTCCGTCTCCAGCGCATCCTCGATCTCATCCCTGGATGGAGCGTTCCCGTAAAACTGCAGCGTGGGACTGAAGACAAACTGGCTCTGTCCGGATCCAGAAGCGGGCTCCGCATTCCCGGCACTGACAGACATGCCGCCGGATCCCTCGCCAATGCCGCCCAAGCCATCTATCCCCAGGATTTCCCCGGCTCTCTTCCACAGATCCACCGCATGTCTGGAACCGTCAAGCGGTATGGCCGCCTCCGGCCCGTCCTCCGCAAAACTGGCGATATGCGGCGTGTCAAAGATCCCGCCGTCCTTATGTCCCGGAATGGCTCTTGATCCTATCTCTGCGATTCGGGACGCTATCCGGGACACCATGGAGGGCTGCCCCACCTGAAACTGCATGTTGATTCTGGCCGCAACGTCAATATCCTCTCCCATTACATCCTGGATCTGCCTCTCCGTGTACGCCCGAAGCTCATCCACCCCTTCATCCACGGCATCCGAATTCCCCAGAATGGCCTCCGTGATCTGCAGTGGAATATACAGATCCTTTTCGGCAAACCCTTCCAGAATCTGCTTGTCGTCATCCTCCGCCGCAAGCCCCAGAGCCGCATACATGTTGCCGTAATCCCCGGAAGCAACTCCAAGCATTGCCCCCCTTTTGATCACCTCCTGCATTTCCTCGGGAATCGTTTCGCCGTTTTGCTGATATTCTTCCATGCTTGCCACCAGCTGGTCATACATGGGGCCTGCCGTCTCCCACAGCTCGGCCAGCGCCCTGCCGTCCGCACCCTTTAACTTGCCGCCTAAATTCTTTGCTATCCAGTTTTCGTCAAAAGCCGTGAGCCCGTTTCCACTCACCAGCATGCCTTCCAGGCTGCGCCCTAAGGCGTCATTCAGGATTTCATCCGCATTCTCTATCCTGTCTCCAAGCTCGTCACTATACTGCTGCATAATCGTCCCGGTGACAAAATCGGCGGCCTTCATGTCAAGAGAACCAATCTGGTTCCGATAGCCCGCTTCGATCTCCCTCATGTTGGCCTCATATTCCTCCTGGGTGACGCTTCCGTCTTTCAGCATGGCGCGCTGCGCCTGGTTTGCCGCCAGATAGGCCTCCTCATACTGCTGTTTCGCCGTCTCCTGCTGCTGGCCGATCTCCGACATGAGATTCTGGAACGTGTCCGCATCCAGTTCCCCGCCGGCGTACTTCATTCCGATCAGATCAAGGCTTGCCTCGTAACTGCCCTCGGCAAGTGACGCCTTGATGTCTGCCATCTGTTTCTGCAGGTCAACAATGGTCTTATGTTCGTCTATGTCAAGCAGCCCGTCCTGGAATGCGTCCGTGACCACTTGGTTCAGTTCCTGGCCAAGCCTGGCCAGCTCCGCACTCTTTCCGGAATAAAACTCGTTTAACTGCGTGACAATGTTGCTGTCTTCCAGATCCTCCCCGGTCAGCACGCCCACGGACAGATTGATGCCATACTGCTCCTGCTCCACGTAGGCCTGCATGTCCTCCACATAAGAGGCGATATTCTGCTTGTACTGCTCCCGCTCTCCCTCGTCCAGCTCCATGCCCAGGGATACCTTCCAGTTCATCCGGTTCAGTTTTGACACCGCATCCTCAATACTGTCACTGATCCCATCCAGCTTTCCCAGCTCGCTAATGGATTCGTTCAGCATCCCGAAACTGTCCGTTGACAGAATATGCGCCGCCACGTCCTCCAGCTCCTGCATGGATAAGGATATTTTGCCGAAATGTGCATCCAGATTCGCCTTCTTTGCTTCCGCCGCCGATTTTTTCATGGCCACTGTGACGCTGCTGATCACGGCCACGGCTCCCGTAAGCCCGAGAATCGGGAGAGACGCCGTGGATAAGGACTTAAACGCCGTCGCCATGGAATTAAGCCCCTGTGCCGCCTTGTATGTGAGCAATGCGGATCCCAGGCCTGCCACCGTGCCCTCGACCAATCCGGGATTGTCCGCAAGCCATCCGCCCACGGCCAGAAACGGATCCGCAAAGTCAGCCACCGCCGAGGCGGTCTCCCGGATCATCCGTATCGCGGTAGGCAGTCCGTCCATTGCATCCTGTGCCAGATCATGGATCACGCTGCTTCCCGCAATCTCATCCGTTGCCTCGTGCACCAGATCCGTTATGAGCCCGATTCCTTCCCGGAGAGGATCGTTGAACTGGTCATACATGACAATCCCCATCTCGGTAAAGCCGTTACTCATGATCGCAAGCTTGCTCTCCGTGGTCTCGTAACGCATTGCCGCCTCGTTTGTGAGAGCCACATTTTCTTTCCATGCCTTATTCGCCGTCTCCACGGCGTTGTACATGAGATCATCCGCATTTGCCAGGCTCAGCAGCGTGTTGCTCAGGTTTACCTGGGTCAGCCCCAGCTCGTCCAGGATCACCGTGGCGGACCGCCCGTTTCTTTCCGTGTCATTCAGGCCGCTAATGAAGGCCGCAACCGCCGACAGTCCGTCTTTTTCAAAGGCATCCCGGAACTTGGCCACACTCATCCCCGCCACGTCCGCATAGGCATCCAGATCCTTGCTTCCGGTCTCCACCGCCACCTGTACCTTTTTGATCATCTTGCTCATGGAGGAACCGCCCGCCTCGGCCTCAATCCCGACACTCGACATGGCCGTGGCCATTGCCAGGATTTGCGCCTCCGTAAACCCGGCCAGCTCCCCGGATGAGGCGATCCTGGTCGCCATGGATACAATGTCGGATTCCGTGGTGGCGAAATTGTTTCCAAGGCCCACCACCACGGAGCCCAGCCGCCCGTAGTTGTCCGCGCTCATGTTCGTAATATTCGCAAACTTCGCCAGGGCACTGGCCGCCTCCGTGGATGCCAGATTTGTTGATTCCCCCAGATCGATCATGGTCTGTGTAAAATCAAGCAGGTTTTCTTTTGCAATCCCCAGCTGCCCGGCTGCCTCCGCCACTTCCGATATCTCCGCCCCGGATGCCGGAATCTCCCTGGTCATTCCCAGGATTTCCTCCCTTAGCTGTGCATACTCCTGCGCCGTGGCCTCCGTTGTCTTCTTCACCCCTGCGAAAGCGGATTCAAATTCTGTTCCTGCTTGGGCGGAAAAAGTGCCTATCCCTATAATCGTTGTCCCGGCCACGGTCGCCGCCGCAATCACCGCCTGGAAAGCCTTTGTCCCAGCCTTTTCCAGGCCGTCAAAAAAAGGCTCCGTCTCCTTAAGCCCCTGGGAAAAAGAGGCTTTTGTCGTGGATGAGGCCTTTGCGGCTTCCCTTGCAATCTTCTGGAGCTCCTTTCTGGTCAGATCCGTGCTTGTAAGCAGGCTCTTTTCGATCTCACCTGCGATCTTTATGGCCATTCTGTATTCGCTGCTTTTTGCCAAGTTCCACCACCTCCTCCATGATATCCACTATCTCGCTAAAAGACAGTCCATAAAAAAAATCAAGGCCTGTCCTAAGCCTCACAGACAGCCCGATCATAACCTTCTGAATGATCCCGAAATCCTCCGGGAACATCCCTAATACATTAAAAAATAGTTCACCCTCGCCTTGACCCGCATACTATCCTTCATTGTCAGCGAATAGAAAAATTCCAGTGGAAGATCCGTGGCCTGCATTGACGCAAAAAAGGCAAATTCCAGCGTAAGCTCAGGAGATGCGTCCGTGTTCCCCCTCTTTTTCATCATCCGGTTGATGGTGATCATGTCAGCCCCCGTCAGATTCTCCAGGCCGTTCAGGTCTACCTCCTTGATCTCCTTCCCTTCAAACCGATAAGGTTTTGACAACGGCACCCGCATGAAGTCCACTTCTCCGCCTTCGTTCTCCAGATTTTCTTCCGCAACGGCTTCCCGTTCTTTCAATTCCTCTCTCATCACTTTATCCTCCAATTTTTGTTGTCGTACTTAAAAAGGACGCTGCTTACACAACGCCCTTCCGGTTTTATAACCATCCCAAAACCTATTTAGCAATACTGCCGCATCTCCTCCATGATATCCTTGCCATTCACACGGTACACCGAATTCAGCTTATCCAGCTCCAGCTTCGTCTCCCCGTCAATCTCGATCAGGATATAATGGAGCTCCAGTTTGACGGACGCATTCATGCGGCCTCCCTGCTTCAATACCCCCGGCTTAAAAGATATCATCTTTCCCCGCACGGCGATCCGGAGCCCCCTGTATCCCGCCGTTCCCTTGTCCTTTTTGAGCTGCTGCTGTGCGGCTCTCAGGTTCAGATCAATCACTTCCAGCGGATCCGCAAAAGAAAAAATATCGTCGTCCAGATTTAGGAATGGGATCTCCATGTTCTGGCTTCCAAAGTGCCCCATCACCGCCTCCTGGATCTTTCCCAGCAACCCGGATCCGGACATCTCCTCCGTTATCGCCTCAAAATCCGGAATCGTGATCTCATCCGACAGCCCGATCATTGCATTTCCCTTTTTGTAGACATTGTACGTGTTTGTAACCGTAGGCAAATTATAACCCGACATATTATCTTCCACCTCCTAACGCATTTTCCAGAAGCTCCGGATCAAAGGAAAGAATGTTGAGAATATACTCCGCCGGCGTGTACGGCGCAAGATACTGCCTTACCTGTATCCTTCCCTCCATCAGGTCACCCACGGTGTTCTCCTCCTTCCGGTACTCCATCCGGATGCCTGCGAACTTGCCAAGCTGCACGTAGCTGTTTCCCCGGATATTTTCCGCATCCACAATGGACTCAATCAGCCTGTAGTTTGCCGGATCATCCACATTGTCACGGTACGTCACGATAAAAGCGTTTCCCCACCAGGAAAACGCCCGCCTGCAGTTGATCCATCTGTCCTTCAACTCCTTTACATGCGGATACGCCGCCGTGTTGTTTCCCCAGCTCCTCAGTCCCCCGTTATTCAGGACCGTCACGATTCCCTGGCCGTTCAGCGCATTCGCCTCCGGCTGGTCCAGATCAACCTCCGTGCCGTCTGAAAGCACCGCGGCGTCAATCCGCAGCGCCTTGTTAGACGGAGAGACCGAAGGGACGGAATCATTCTCTGCGTCCGTCTGCGCCGTCATTGCCCCGTACACGGCGGAATAATAAAACTTCTTTTCCCCCGCCAGCACCATGGGCCACAATACAATCATGGATTCGCTGAGATATCCGTTCTCTTCTTTCCACTGTGCGCATTCCGTATACCTTTTCGCCTCCGTCGTGTCAATATCCGCCAGGCACTCGCACCGGAACACGCCGTTGATTTCCCTGCACTTGGCGGCCATAACGGCGGCCACGTTCTTTTTGTGGCTCCATCCGGGCGCCAGAATCAAACCGGGAAACCTCCCGCACCTGGGATACACCCGGCGCACCAGTTCCAGCCCTGTCTCCTTTCCGGTCTCCACGTCAACGCCCCCGATAATGTCCTCCTCCGTCACCGCTCCCGGATCCACGCTTGAAGACGTGACCTTGAGCGCCGTTTCCCCGGCCCCTTTGCCGGATGAAAGCAGCGTGATGACCAGGTTTCCCCCGCTGTCAAATTCCGTGACATAATCCACGTTCCTGGCAAGCTCCGCATCCCCCGCCGCATTCTTGATCACGAGAGAGGACGGAATCACTCCCGGCTCCTTCATGACCGCCTGAGCCTCCACGACCGCATATTCCTTTTCCTCATTCTCTTTTTTGTGTCTCGCAGGATCCAGAACGTTACAGAACACGACGGGTCCCACCGCATACCGCTTAAAATAGGCGTCCATCACCTGACAGAGCGTGTACGTCTCGTAGTCCTGGGAATAGCCCAGCTGTTCCACCGCCTCTGCGTAAGTATTTGCCATAACCAGGCGGTTCACCGCTTTTTCCGGCTCGGCCGCCATATGTACCGGTGCCGTGCCAAACACCACGTGGAGCCCTGTCCCGTTTACCACGGGCTCCGCAATACCGGAGTTTTTCTCCTGCACGTATACACCATGTTTATACCTTTCCATTGTGCTCCTCCTTAAGCAATTTTGACTTTGCCGTAAATAACCGCCAGCGCGCTTCCCGGTGTGGCAAGCTGCCTCTGCGCCCTCGCCAGGCCGCTCACCGGGACGATCAGGCTTTTTATTACCGGCTGCTTTTCCATCTCCTTTTTCAGGGCTTCCGGAAGACCGTTCCTGTACAGCGTGCCGGTGGATACCACGTTTTTAATGGACGGCCCTATATACATGACCGTCTCCTTTTTTTCCTCCCTGCTTACGTCCGGTTTTCCCTTGCTTCCCTTTTTCGCCTCTTCCATTCCTTCTTTCACGCTGCTCATGCTAATTCGCTCTCCCTTCTGTATGCCGCCGCATTAAACGTCAGCCATACCGCTCCGTAATGGTAAGGATGCTCTTCCTCCTTATCCACCACCCATACAATCTTCTCATCCGCATAGTACCGTCCTTCCAGTCCCGGATCCTTCAAAAACCGCTCACAGATATCATTGATCACGTTCAGCACATGCTTTTTCCCCTGATTCTCCATGCCCTTGTCAAAAATACCGATCAAAAGCTGTACGCTTATTGTCTGCGGGGACATGCTGTCCTCCACGGCTCCCTCATCCGGCAGAATCAGCACATAAGGAAACTTTTTCTTTCGGTCATCCTGCGTCTTCTCAATCGGTAATCCATATTGAAACACGCTGATACCCGTTGTGTTCCCTGTCAGCTCATCCGGGAATGCCAGATGTCCGAGAACTTTTTTCAGGTCACTGTTCAGATCTTCCATTAACTGCACCGGTGTCATATCATGCCCTCCATAACCTCCGCAATATGTTCTTCAAGTCTCCTGTTCAGCTCCTCCTTGATATCCTCCTCGATCGTTGGATAAACCCTGTCACTTTTTACCATCTGTGGAATTGAAGTACTATACAGTTGCTCCATGGCGTTCCTTTTCCTTCCTTTTGCTCCCCGCTCTGACCTTGGACGCCTCTGGAATACCCCCACGTGATGGGAGGCATTTCCCGCCTTGTCTTTATTTTTGATTGTCTGTACAAATGCCTTTAAAGTTTCCCCTTCCTTTACCGTTGTCAATTTTGTCAAGGACGAAGTCTGCAGCACATTCGCTTTCGCCGCCACTCTTTTCCCATTCTTAACCACATGGAAATTCATTAACGGCTCCGGGCCCCCCTTGATAACAATCGTTGCCTGAAAATACTTCCCTCTCGCACTCTCAAACTCTGAAGCTGCTTTTATCCTTCCGGGCGCTTTCTTTAAGACATATTGCTCACTGGTCCTTCTCACGATATCCTGGCGCCCATACCTTGCGGTGCTGTTAATCGTCTTTCTGAGCACCTCCGGTGCTCTCTCCGGAATCGCCTTAAGCCGGTCATCCAGCCGGTCTATTATATCCTGCGGAACCTCTATAATCACGACCTGTTCGCCTCCAGA